GTGCCCAGTCGGCCTCGGTGAGGGGCGATAGCAGCTTGTGGCCGAAGATCGCGTTGACGGCCGCCACTGTCTTGGCGAAGTGCTGCTTCGGTGGCCCGTAGGTCGCGCGTCGCGCTCCCACCGTGTGGATCGCAGTGCGGAGCAGATGCTCTGCCGCATTGGTCGGAACGTCATCTGGTGCTTTCACGTTTCTGATCCTCCTGATCTCTTGGATTGATAGCAGCAGCCACGAGGCTAGCGTTCCGCTTGTGCCAGTCCACCAGCACCCGGAAAACTTCCTGGCCGCGTATTCAGCCTGCTGTAGGTCATCATCAGTCAGGCTGTGCGTCACGACGTGCGTACCTTGCCATTGGAGATACGAAAATTCTCGACGTCAAATTCGCCCGTCTCTTTGACCCGCACGAGGGCGGCCCCGTGGTTCCATTTGTTCAGCGGCGCGTAGGCCGGCCGGAGATCGCACAGGCAGCCGGTTGAGAAACACACCGTCTCGGCACCCATCATGTCCGGTTCGCTGTGAATCGACGTCCTGTGGCCGTGGCCCTCAAGCACCGTGTGGTGGAGCCGCATGTACGCCCCCCGGGCCTGGTTGACAGGCGAGCTGATGCCGTTGCCCTTCTCGTGGCCGTGCAACACCGGGAGACCACCGAGCGTGATGATCCGCTTCTCGCCCACCATGTCGATGTCGAGATCCTTGAGGGCGAGCCAGTTGTCGAGTCCCATAATCGGAGACGTCGAGAGCTCTGGGGCGTGCTGGAAGAGCCACGCGTTCCACCTCTCCTCGTGGTTGCCCTGCTTCGCCACGATCTTAATGTTTGGGAACTGATCGCGGAACCATCGCAGGAGCTGCTGCACCTGCTCGATCTCGGCCAAGAAATTTCGATACTTTGGATTCTTCTCGTGCCGTGAGATCGAATAGAAGTCGGCAAAGTCGCCGTTGAGCAGCAGCGCGTCGATCTTGTGCTCGTGCAGGTGATCGACCGCGGCCCGGAGGGCAACGTCATCGTGATACGGACAGTGGATGTCGCTCAGGATGCCGACCTTGCCGACGATCGCCATATCGTAGACCGTCCACGGAACGGCCTGGCTCTTCGGCATCTCTACGCCTTGGCCTGGTGCTCGAGCTGCTCGGCGCACGCCGTGGCTCGGCCGCGCCCGTAGTCGCTTCCCACATTGGCCCAGCAAGGTCCGCACTCGCGCCCGCGCCGCTTCCAGCGTGATAGCGCCGTTGGTGTCCTCCACCAACTTTCGGGCGAGCGATCGTGCCGGGTGGTCTGGGAACTGCTTGATCAAATCAAGGGCCACCTGGCTGATCGCGTCAAGGGTTCCGGGGCTTCTTGGGCCTGTCTTTGCTGCTGGCACGCTCCGCCCTCCGTGGTGTCTGGTCTGCCGGCTTCTTCACGTAGACGTTGCCATCCTCGTCTGGGCTCAGGCAGCCCTCGACCACGTCGTCATCTGGCTGGCCGTAGCCGTCAGGGCTTCCCGTCCAGAATCGCTTCTGCGCCTTCTTCGCCATCGCAGCCTCCTGCTTAGATGGTCGCGTCGATAAATCCTGCCATCGCTGTGCGTGTAACGGTGCCGACAGTCCAGACGAGCTGCCACGAAAACGTGCCTTGACCGATTGTCGTGGTCTGCGTGTCAGTCAGGGCGATGTTTACCTTGCCGGCCGCGGCGTCTGGGAACGTCGTGGTGAACGCGGCCACAGCGTTGCCGGTGATCGTCGAATAGACGGTGGCGACGGCCGTGTAACTGACGAGGCTGATGTCGAAGTCAATGAGCGCTGAGAAATCGTCGCCGACTCGCCACCGTAGATTCATTGTGGCCGGAAGCTGGTCATACGTTGCCATTTCAGTAGGTTCCCCCGTCAAGCGTCACGCCGTCGATAGATCCCCCGGTAATGCTCACGTTGGAGGCGGCCTGCGTGGCCATCGTGCCCAGACCAAGGTTCGTGCGGGCCGTGGCAGCGTCCGCCAGGTCCGACAGGTTCGACGCCTTGGCTAGCTTCGTGCCGATCGACGTAGTGATCGTCGTCGAGAAGCTGGCGTCGTTGCCAAGGGCGGCGGCCAGCTCGTTGAGCGTGTCGAGTGCCGCCCCGGCCCCGCCGACCAGATTGCTGATGGCAGTGGTCACGTAGGCCGTGGTAGCTATCTGCGTGTTGTTTGTGCCAGCGGTGGCCGTCGGGGCCACAGGCGTGCCGGTAAGTGAGGGCGATGCCTTGGGGGCGTATGTGGACGTCGCGGTCGCGGTGGTCAAGTAGCTGGCAAGCTGCGACGAGACATCGACGGCCGCCACCGCTGTCGTCACGTATGCCTTCGTGGCGTAGCTGCCGGGGCCGGCGATCGCCACCACCGTGGCCGAGCCGCCCGAGCCTTGGCCTATGTAGAGGATTTGGTCGACCTCGCTGTAGGCCAACTCTGATTGCAACAGGGAGCCCGGAGCCCCCGAGGCCCCACCTGTCGCCCGACGCTTGACTCTGATTGGTGTAGCCATTTACCAATTCCCCCCATCTACGATGTCTGTCTCTGGTGAGTTACGCCACTTTGAATTGCTGTACCGCAGCACGTCGCCTGGCTGTACCGACGTGATCTGGACGTTGGAGAGCTGCTCAATCGGTCCGCCGTTGGTGCCGGCCGGTCCCTGCGGACCGACGCCACCGCTCGTCGACACAGTCGAGCTCGAGGTGGCCACAGTGGCCGACACGCCCGTCGAGGTGACGGTGGCAGAGATCGGCTGTGATGTGACGGTTGCGCTGATGTCGCTCATCGCACCACCTCCTCAATCGCCGCCCCGATCTCACACGCCAGACTCTGCGCGTCGTCGCTTTCCGCCCATCGGATCAGCCGCGCGAGCACGAACGGTCCGACCAGCGCAAGGGCGGCGTATGTGAGGGCGACGGTGATGGTCTCGTGGTCACTCATGCGATTTGAATTGGCTTCCAAGCCAAAGCATCTTCGTCCCACTCATGCGGGCCTTCCGGCTTTGGGGTCGGAGGTTGCCAATCATGGCCGTCGTTCAGTGTCCATGATGGGAACGGAGACGGCGAGATGAACACATCCGCTAATTGGTCATAGCGGTAACCAATACCAGCGAATTGTTTGCGAATACTGCCGTTGTAACTCGTCTGCACCCAGCGACCGCCCAGCAGCGATTCGCAAAACGTAACGCCTTTGGCTTCGCTTTCTACTCCGCTGACCATCAACTCTGAGTTGGAAACGACGATGACCTGAGTGACGATGTTGTTGCCGTCTAGCTGTGCAAAGTGTGCCATCAGAGTGTAATGCTCCCACTGCCAGTGAATTTGTAGATTGTTTCAGTTCCTACAGTGGTGACTGTTGGAGAGCCGGTGGTCGAAGCCGCAGCCTGAGGAAGCCGCAGAATGACTACTCCAGAGCCGCCAGAGCCGCCGATTTTTTGGTAGCCCGCGTCGTCCCAGGTTGCGGCACCGCCACCACCGCCCCCGGTGTTTGCCGTTCCGCTGACACCGTTACCCTGCCCACTGGCTCCGCCACCACCGCCGCCGGTGCCGCCAGCACCGCCAACAGCCGTTGCGCCCGCACCATCGCCTGCGCCGCCACCACCGCCACCCGCATAGACGAGAGAACTGCCAGTGATTAGAGACGTTAGACCGGCGCCACCAACAGCACCATTGCCAGTGCCGTTGCCTCCTACGGCACTCGCACCACCACCGCCGCCACCGCCATACGATGCATTTCCGCCCGCGTAGCCCTCCACTGGCGAGAACGATCCCGCGTTGCCGGATGCTCCAGACGCATTGTTGTTGTTAAATGAATATCCGTTTCCGCCGCCACCGCCGCTGCCGCCAGATGTAGCCGCGCCGAACTTAGCGGCCCCGCCGCCACCGCCGGATGACGTGATGCTGCTAAAAACGGAATTACTTCCAATTGACCCTGCGTCGTTATTACTGCCTCCAGCCCCTCCTGCACCAACTGTGATGGCGTATGTACCAGAGGACAGAGTCAGTTCCCCTGTCCTGCATCCACCAGCACCGCCACCTCCCGCGCTGCGGATTTGGTTAATCGCGCCGCCACCGCCTCCTGCCCCAGCAGCAACAAGGTAGTTGACCGTTACGCTGTAAACTAGAGTGACCGCACTACTGGCGGTGCTGTAGGAACCAGTGCCAACTCCGGTCACGGCAGCGACTCTAAAAACATAAGCCACGCCGTTTGAGAGTCCTGTCACAACTGCGCTCGTCGCCGTCGATACCGAGCGCGTGAACGTCGTCCAAGAAGAGCCGCTGTTACTGCTGTATTGCACCGTGTAATTTGTAATCGGAGTCTGCGTCAATACGGTAGGAGCCGTCCACGACACGGTCGCCTGCGCGCTGCCACCCGTCGCCGTCACGCTTGTAGGTGCGGGCGGCAAAAACAAATCCAAGCGAGAGTCAGAGCCGCCACCGCCCAGCGTCACGCTGACGATGTTGCCTGCACTATTCTTAGTGAACAGCTTATTGTCGGCCCAGTTTATAGCTACCTCATTGGTATCGAGGTCCGTAGTGAGCGGTACGGACCCGACTGTATAACTACGCTTCAATTTTACTTTGTTTGCCATATCAGGTCACCGTGAGGGTCGCGGAGTTACTAGTCACGCTCGATACGCCCGTGGCCGATACAACACAGCGGTATCGTCGTCCACTCTCAGCCGTAGTCAGGCCAGACAGAGACAGCGTCTGGCTGGTTGCGCCGGAGACAGTGGCAAACGTCGATCCAGCGTCGGTCGATAGCTGCCACTGGTACGAGAGCGTGGCTGTTGATGCCGCCGCGACAGTGAACGCTGCCGTCGAGGCCGCCACGCTGTAGGCGTGTGATCCGGTGCCTTGGTTGATCGCCACCAGCGATGACGAGCCGCCAGCAGCCGCCAGCCAGCGACCGACGGCAGGCAGCGTGACCGCCGTCCATGCCTGACCGTCTGACGAGTAGGCGGCAGCAGCGGAGTTGTAGCCGAATGCGAAAAAACGACCGGCAGCGTACGCAACCGAACTCCATGTCCTGCTTGACGGCATCGTCGCTGTAGACCACGTCTGGCCGTCGCTGGAGTAGGCCGCTGTCGAGCCGGTGCGAACAGCAACGTAGACCCCACCACCAAACGCCACGCCGTTCCACGCCGCCGATGCTGGTAGCGAATGCGTTGACCACGACGTGCCGTCGGTCGTGCGATACACCGACGCTGATGTGCCAGCGGCCAGGCCAACAAACCCACCAGAGCCGTAGCACAGATAATAAATCGTCGCCGGTGCCGTCACCGCCGTGGCCCACGTCGTGCCGTTGCTCGA